CGGGCGCGGGAACACGACGAAAGGCTTGCGCTTCATGGCTTCATTGCCTTTTGCATGCCGCGCACAAGCGCTTCCTGCAATTCGGAAATGATCTTCGCCCGCATGTCGGCGAGCGCTGGCGCCAGGAATGGGCGCGCCGGAACCGCCTTGACGCCGGGCGGGTGCTTTGCAAAGTATTGCTCAAGGTCGGCAACGTGCGTGATACTGCGCGGCCCGCCGCGCGCCCCGGCGCCGACCTTGCGCCGGAAACCGTATTCCCAAAGCGCGCCATATTCAACATTGGTGCCGACGAAATAAGCGATTTCGCCGCCGGTATCAACGAAGCGCGAGCGCGAATCCGCGGCGCCCGGCGTGATCGAACCGCGCAACCGGTTCGTCACAACGCCAAGGTGCGCCGGGCGCGGGCCGGTCAAGTAATCCTTTTGCACATGCTTTTGCAATTCGAAGCCTAGCTTTTTGATCGTCTTCACGACTTCATTGCGCACGACGCCCGGCGCGAGCTTCATGCGCTCAATTAACTGCCGGTCGCCGACGATGGTTGCGGTAATCACAGGCGCCCAAACAACACAAGGATAAGCAACACGACAACGATAATGCCGACGATGCCCGACGGCCCATAGCCCCAGCCTTGCGAATGCGGCCAAGTCGGAATGACGCCGATAAGCAACAGGATTAGAACGATCAAAAGAATTGTGCCGATGGACATAGCGTTATCTCCGGTTAGTGCAACATCGTCGGGCCAACAAGATGCGTCAGCGCAGCGAACACAAGACCGAGCGCAATGAGATTCAACCGCCCCGGCGGATTGCTGCGCCCTTCCGGCGGCGGCGGCAAGAATGGACAAATGACCGCAAGCGCCCAACAGATGCAAGCCAAAACCCAAAACGCAATAACTAACGGAACCATGTTCGCCCCCTATTGGATTGGCGAAACGTTGCGATACTGATTAAGCACGCCTTGCGCGCGTGCGGTAATCGGCGTGTTGGTAAAGGTAATGCTCTGCGCGTCGATAGCTTCCGACACCTTGCCAATGCGCGAACGGTAGACGAACCAATCGCCAATCATGTCGATTGCCGCTTGCTCAACATCGAACGGCACATACCCGTAAGACAGCGCCACGGGAATGCCCGCTTCGGCGGCGTTGAAGGTGAAAACGGCGTCGGCGAGACTGTACTGGCCCGGCCCCGGCGCGCCCGTCACAAGCTCCAACACGGTGCCATCGGCGAGGATGGCAGACACCGGGCTTGCCGCCCAATGCGCCAAACCCTCTAAGGTGTAAGGCGCGCTCGCGGGAACGGTGTTCGGTTCGCTATCGACTAAGTAACCCGCCTGGTAATCAAACACAACGTTGTTGTAACCGCGCGGGAAGCGGCGCCCGGTAAGCGCAACGCGTTCGTCATCGAAGACGTAACCGCCTAATTGCGTTGCGGTGACAATCGGCCCAAGCGGCGGGCGCGGCAACACCGGCAACCCGTCAATGTAAACCGCCGTAACGCCCGTGCACGGGAAGTTTTTAAGCATCATAAAAGGCATGCCCTGCCCGCTGCGCGTTTCGCTATACATCGCCGAAGCGATGGTGCGGTTAAGCCATGATTGGATGTAAGTCGAAATGGCGGAAATCAAGCGCTGCATCAACGGGTCGGTAATGCCAACGTAACCGCCGCCCGCATAGGTCGTAAACCCGGTCGAATCGACGGGAATGGAAAACGTCGTCGGCGTGATGACGGTAATCACATACGCGCCCGCGTTTAACTCGGTCATGCCTAGCACACCGTCAAGCGTGTACGTTCCGCCGGAAATCAGCGGCGTGGTCGGACGCGCGGCGAGCGTGATAACCGCCGCGCTCGCCTTCGAAATCTCCGACACGGCAAGGCCGGTCAAGGCCAACCATTGCTTCGCCGTTTCAAGCCGCGTCAGGTCGCCGGGATTCATGCTCACGCCTTTTTAAGCGACAGCGTTTTGAATTGCGGTTTTGCTGGCGCTTCATCCGGCACAAGCGCGTTGCCGTGAATCGGGCGCAGCAATTCGTTGAGCGCCGACGCTGGCACGCGCACCCGGTCATTAACCGCCGGATACCATTCGCCGTTGTGCGACACACCGGAGCAACCCGGTTGCGTCTTGAGCGTTACCAAAACTTGATTCATCGCATTACCTCATTTCAAAAACCGGCGGCGGTAATCGCCGGTCGCACCCTTTAAAAAACCGCCGCCGGGCCTAGCTCGCGCCGCCAAGCGCGTTTACGAATTGCCGATGCCGGTAATGACACCGAAGGCCGGGTTAAAGTAGTTTTGCAACACGCCGTCGAAATAGACGCCATATTGATACTTCCGCGAAACAATCGGCCATTCGATCTGGTAATAATCACGGCGCAACAGCATGCGCACCAGTTGCGCCACATTCGACAGCGGATAAGGCACCGTCCGCGAATAAATGTAGCAAGTGCCTTGCGGCATGAACGGGTGAGCATGCACTTGCAATTGCTGCGTGCCAAACCCGATTGGGTTGTTGTACACCTTGAATTGCGCCGCCGCCGCAAGCCCGTTTGCGCTCGCGTCGCTCATGAAGAACGGCGCAAGGTTCGTGTTGCCGGTAAGAATCTTGTTTTTGGCGTTTTGCTGATCCGTTCCGTTCATGATTATGTCGGTCGGAATCAGGCGGTAATTGTTGTAAAACGATGACAACGCCGTGTCAATTTCGGCGATGCCGCCCGTGCCGCTGCCGCTCGTTGTGAACGCCGCGCCGCCAAGGTCTTTGGTGTATGACCCGCTGCCCGACTTCATCGCTTGCGTAAGCAGACCATCGAACACAAGCGAATTGGTCGACGTATCGGTTGAGGGCAGCGCCGAAGACAGTTGACCCGACGCGTTAAGCGCCGTAATGGTTGCCGTCGGGTTGCCCGTAATCGCGGCGAGCTTCCACGATGCCGCCGTGGCGCTGGCATACCACGCATAACCGACCGCGCCAGGCGTTGCCGTCGTCGACAGCGTGAACGATTGCACCGCCGTGCCTGCGTTGAGCGTGCCGCCCGTGCTGTTGGTCGAAGCGATGCCGCTAAAGCCTTGAATCGTGTCCGTCGACCCGTCGGCGTTGGTGCGCGTATACGGCAGTTTGACGCCCGCCGCGACGGTCGATTGCAGCATACCGTCATACGTCAGCGGAACCACAACAAAGGAATACGTTGTGCCGTCCGACAGCGCACCGCCGGTTGCATGCCCCGTCGCCGTCGGCACAACACCCGTGCCGAGCAGCATCGTGGCATTGCCGCCGATGATTATTTTTTCCTCTTGCTCCATGCACGCCTGCAACAGTTCGGTAACGGCCAGCGCGCGCACATCGTCAAAGCCTTTTGCGGCATAGTCGGCTTCGAACGTTACATAATTGTCCAGGCCAAGGAATGCGAACGCCGCGAGAACCGCATTCACCGTTTGCGACATATAACCGCCGCGGTTGCCTTCCGACAGACCAATGGACACGTTGCCGGGGTTAACGGCAGTAATCGTGCGCCAGTTGGCTTGAATGCCCGTGCCGCCGACGTTGCGCGGAATCATGTTGCGCATAATCGTGGTGATCGGGTACAGCAATTGTGCCGCCGGTTGCAAATCGTATTCGGCGATGCCGGTAATCGCGGTGCCGGGTTGCACAAAGGCTTTGTGCACATCGGCTTTTTGCGCTTCCCGAATCTTGCCGAGAATCGAATTCAGGTCTTGTTGCATGGTGTGTTCCTCGAATCAGTTACGGTTGGTTAGATGGTTGTTTACTTGGCAACGCGTCGGCGAGGGTCGCCGGGCATGCCGCCCGTGGATTGAATTACCTTTGTTACCGTGGCCGCTTCGTTGATGCTGCCATCGGGATTCAACACCGTAAGCGCCGCGATGTCTTCGGCGCTCAACGTCTTAGGTTCGCCGCCATTGCCCGTGTCGTCGGTCTTTTCGACCGGACGAAGGCGAATGCGCGAAACTGGTTGCGCCTCAAGCTTCGTAATCTTCGCAGTCAGCGTTTCGATTTGCGCGGCAAGCGTCGCACCTTTCACAAGCTCCGCATTCGCCACGACCTTTTCGCTGCCGCCGTCGCCGCACGATGCGCCAAGCGCGACCATGCTGTTATGCGCGTTTTGCAAGTGCGCTTTGTCCGCTGCCGAATGCCTGGCGCCCGCCTTTTCCAACAGGCGCGCGCGCAGCGCGGGCGCGTCAAGCTTCACCGCGTCGGCGAATTCGTCGGCGGTCATCGCATCGGCGGCAGACTTCAACAGCACGCCAAGCGTCGCATCGGGCGCGGGCATCGCTTTGAGCATGGCGCGCGACGCATGCACCGTATGGAATAGCGCGACGGCTTCGCCCGCGTCGGTCGACGCGACAAGGGACGCGACAAGCTCGTTGGATTCTTCATTGCTCATGGCTTGAAAAATCTTGACGCCTTCGGACATCCACGCGCGCAGCGCTTCCGGCACCGGCGACGCGTCGCCTTCGTAATCGGCGTCGGCTTGCGCGCTCATGGCAACATTCGCAAGGCATTGCAGGCAATCCGCGAACGCCTGCACATTCCACATGCCTTTGTCGACTGCTACGCCCGCCGCCGGTACGGGTTCCGCGACCGGTGCGGGCGCATTTCGCTTTGCGATGTCGGCTTGCAATGCCGCGAGCGCATCGGCCATCGTAAGGCCGGATTCGTTGAGCGTCTTCGCAAATTCTTCGACTTGATCCGGCGTGCCGGTTACGTCTAATGCTTCGTCGGCTTTTTCGCCGCCTTCGGCTTTTGCGGTTTCCGCTTTCGCTGCGTCGCCGCTCTCGCCGTCGGTCTTTGCAATGGCGGCATCGGCGGCAGCGTCGCCGGTTGCGGAAGCGCTATCGTCACCAGAGGCAACGACCTTGAACGGCACTTGTTGCACCACGCCATCAGCTTTGACCACATCGAAGAAAAGCGCAGAAGGCACGCACGGATTATCAACAAGGGAAATCTCCGAAGGGTTGGCGACATATCGCTTGACTTCGGCATCGCCGACTTTCTCGGCTTTCTTGTCTCCGACATACGCGCCCCCGATGGAATAACCCGTGTAAACGCCTTCGATAACCTTTTGCCATTCGGCGTCGTCAACAATCTTAGTGCCGATGTCGATTGCCTTTGCCGCATCGTCGCAGTTCATGGCGATAAGCTTGCCCGCGGCAACCTTGCCATGCATCGCGCGCAGATTGCCGAGCGACTTGCCATCGGTCGCGTCGGCAAACGATTTCGACCACGCTTCAAAATATGGTTTGCTTCCGGCGTAATCGAAAATTTCGCCGCTCTTGTCGACTTCCTCGGCAATAGCCCGGCCCCACACTTCGCGGCGAGCTTCGTCCACTTTCATTAAACGCGCAAAGATTTTCATGCCTATTCCTTTTTCCGTTGGCGGGCGCGTTACTTCACCGTTACGCTGCCGTTGCCGTTGTTGGTGAAAGTGCGACTGCTGCCATCCGTCGTTGTGTAGCTTTGCCCGGTCGAAAGCCGCGCATAATCGGTCGTGTCGCTGCCGCCATAATTGCTATACATGGTTTCCTGTTTGTGCACGCGAATTTCGTTATGCCAATCGCCCTGGTAATCAACCATCCACGCGCCGCATTGGATGGCGTCGGGCGCGACGGTAATGCTGCGCAGCGTGGCACTTGCGCAAGGCTTCGGCGACGGCAGCGCGCCGAGCGCGCGAAGGTGCGGCGACGCGAAATTTACTAGCGTGTACATATCGCTCCCGCGGCCCATTTGGTCAACGTCGCTGCCGTATTCGTTGTATGAACCGTTGTAGCGTGACGCGTTGTGCAACAGGTAGAGTGCGTGGCCTATTTCGTGCGCATACATTCCGGCGCCATCTTGGCTTGTTCCCCATGCGGCCACGAATCCGCCGCCGGTCGACGCCTGCGAAGACCAACAGGTATAAGGCGTTACGCCGACAACAACATCCGGCGCCGGTTTCTTATTCCCAATCGCGGCGTATGCGTCGCTGTACATATTGATCCAACCGCAACTCGTCGCTTTGCTCAATTCGACGGCTGGCAATACCGTAATATTGAGCTTGCGCACGCCATACGTTACCGACAAATACCACGCCGCGACGCGATCCATGATCGGTTGCAATGCCGCTTGCGTTACTTTCGGCAGCGTCGCGTTGTATGCATCAATCGACGGTTGCGACGCGCCGTCGTACATTTGGTAACGCAATGGCACAACGTAAACCGTCGTCATGATTACCGGTGCGGGGGGCGTCGACACCGGGGGCGGCGGGGGTGGGGGCGGCGGCGGCGGCGGCGGCGGCGGCGGGGGGGGTGGGGGCGGCGACGGCGCAACCGTGGGGCATGTTACGGGCGCGGCGGTGCCTTTAACATCGAACGTCGTGCAATGCCCGTCGCCATACTGAAATGTCGCAGTACTGCTAACGATGAACACCCGCGCGGCGCGGAATTCCGCTACCAACGTCCAGCTTGATGTCGGCAACGTGTACAGGTTGTAAGCGTAATTGCCGTCGGCATCGCCCACGCCGTAATTGCGGAAAATTTCTTGCGTCGGCGTGACAACCCATTGTCCGCCCGTATTGCTACCCTCATAAGTTCCGTCGGGCGATGATTGAGCAAACGCGGGCAGCGTAAGCGCCATTAGCAACGCAATTAAAAGGTTTTTCAAGCGGATTCCTCTTGTGTTTGCATGACGACCGGCACGATTGAGCATCGGCAGTTTGGATGCACGGGCGGCGCATCGTCGCCACTTGGAAAAGGCGCATCTAATGCAAGTTCGCCAGCGTCGGCATTTTCCTGGCATTCTTCCGACACTAAATCATCTTCCGCGGTAATCCATTCCTTGCCTTGCACGACGCCGCTTGCCTTGTAACCCTCAAGCGCGCCGCTATTTGCCGCCATTTGCGTTTCGGTGCGCGCAATCATCATCGCGCGCGAATCGCTAAATGCATAAGAGTCTTGCAACGAAGCCGCAATTTTGTCGTTGCTCCAACCCTCTAGCATTGCTTGCTCAACCGTGGCGCGGATACCGTCGCGCGTGCCTTCGGTAATCTGCCATTCCGCATTCGGGTTTTGGATCAATTCACCCGCGGCGTTAATGCGCATGCCGACCATTTCCGCCGAGCGCTCTTTGCCGTAATCAAGCGCATATTCGTTGACGACGTTCGCAACCTCTTTGCGCGCGGTTACGTCAATGCCGACCTGATCCAATGCGGCATAAGCGCCATCGCTTGCAATGGCGGCGAGCGTGTCGTCAATCTCCCCGACAAGCGCAACCCATTGGTTAAAGTCGATGCGCGCAATGATTTCGTCAAGCGCAAGCAATTCTTGATCGTCGGTCTTTGCCTTGGCGTAACCGTGCGCGCGCATCAAATCATGTATTTGCTTTGCAATGTCTGCCACCTGCGAACGCAGGAATTTAGCGACGTCACGCGTAAGCATCGCGCGCGCAACGCGAATCGCTTTGCGTTTGGTGAAGTCGCGCGCTGCGGTAACGCGCTTTTCTACGTCGTTGGAAATGGTCGGCGACGCGGCAAAGGTGACGGCGGCAACGGCGAGCAGGGCGCGGAATTCCTCAAGCTCAAAATCGCGCTCAATGAGCGGCTTCGGATCAAGCGGAACAAGCCGCGACAGCGAATCGCGTTGCAGCGGCGCGGCGCCATCCGGCGCAAAGGCAGCGCCCCCGGCGAAGGCGACGGCCCCCGCGGCGACACGTTGCCTGGCGAGCGGCGATTGGCGAAGGTACGGCGACAAGCCGCCGGAACCAACCGCCGCCGTCGGCGCCGCTTCGGCGTCGAAGGCGCCCGACCCGGCAAAGGAAACCGCGCCCGCCGACGCTTGGCTTGCCCCTTCGGCGTCGAATACCCCATGCCCGGCGAACGCAACGGCCCCGTCGGCGAGCGCCAGGCCCGTCGGGGTGAATTGGCCCACGCCAAGGAATTGCGCGGCGCCTGTGGCCGTTTCCGCCGTCTGTGCGTCGAATGCGCCCGCTCCGGCGAACGCCGCCGCGCCGATGGCGAGCGCTTGCCCGTCGGCAGCGAATGTGCCATTGCCCGCGAACGCCGCGAAGCCTGCCGCGAATGCTGCGCCGCCGAAGGTCGCAACCCCGGCGCCCGATGCCGTAAGCGCGCCGTCGGCATGCGCCGCACCCGCTGCGGCAAAGGCGCCCGCGCCATTGAAGGCGCCGACCGCCTGCCCCTGTGCCGACGTTGCGCCGACCGGGGCGAAGGCGCCAACGCCGTGCGCCGTTAGGCTCGCCGCGGCATTTTCGTGCCCAACCGGGGCGAAGACGCCGACACCGGAAGCGGCGAGCGCGCCATCGGCGTGCGCGGCACCGGTTGCGGCGAATGCTCCGACGCCAGCAAAAGCAACGTGCCCGCTTGCCAATTCGCTGCCGTGCGGCGCGAATGTGCCGGAACCGGCACCCGTCCACGATGCCCGCGCCAATTCGGCAGCGGCACCGGCAAACGCACCGGAACCGGCGAAGCTTACATGCGCGCCCGCGCGCGGTGCGAAGGCGCCGACGCCCGCGAAGTTGGTATGCGCCGCGGCATTTTCATGCCCGATTGCAGACAGCGCACCGACGCCAGCGAACGCAACATGCGCACCGCCGCGAACGTTGAATGCGCCAGCACCGGAGAATGCGACTTGCCCGGCATCATTCTCGCGCGCGACGAACGACGTTGACCCGACGCCATGAAATGCGACGACGCCGCTGGAGAGCAAACGCCCAACCGCCGACAGCGAACCGATGCCAGCGAAGTTTGCATGCGTCGTGGCATTTTCATGCCCAACCGGTGACGCGCTGCCGCTTCCTGCAAAAGCAACGTGCGCGCCTGCCTTCGGTGCGAACGCTCCGCTTCCCGCCGCCGTAAGATGCGACGCCGCAAGCTCGCGCGCAACAAAGGACGTTGATCCTATTCCCGCGAATGCAACATGCGCGCCCGCATGCGGAGCAAACGCACCGGAGCCGGAGAACGCAACGTGGGCGCCTGCCTTCGGCGCAAAACTACCCGCACCCGCTGCGGTTAGATGCGAAGCGGCATTCTCATGTCCGACCGGTGCGAATGAACCAATGCCAGCGAACGCGACATGCGCACCCGCCTTCGGCGCAAAACTTCCGACGCCAGCATAGGCAACGGCGCCGGTAACATTGCCGCTTCCAAATACATAAACGTTAGCATTTAGATAACTGCCGCCTGGAATTTGCGCCTGTGCAATGAATGTGCCCGACGCATCGTAATAGCTTGAACCAGGAATCTGCCGCGCTACGGTAAACGCCACCGGCGCCATGCTGCCTGTGCCCGCGAATGCAACCGCGCCGCCCGGTTGGATTGCTTGACCGACAAAGCTTGTTGACCCGGCGCCGCCAAAGGCTACGCTGCCGCGGCGCGCCGACACGCCAGCGAATGACGCCGCCCCGACGCCCGCAAACGCCACATGCCCGGCGCCCTTTGGCGCAAACGTTCCCGCACCGTGGAATTGCACCGACGATGCTGCTAATTCTTTTGCGGCGAAGCTCGTTGATCCGACGCCAGAAAATAGAACCTTAGCGCCGCCATTCGGCGCCAATGCTCCGCTTCCGGCAAACGCAACCGCGCCCGGCGGTGCGAAGTCGGATGTTGCGATGGTGTATGCGCTGCCGACGCGAAAATCAATATCTTGCGTCGTACCAGAACCGCCCGAAGTTATTTCAACGCCGACGTTTACAAAAAGGTATTCATTGTTGAGCGTCTTAACCGCGCCCGGCGACCATGTGATCGTTACGGTCGTGTCTGCGCTGGTGGAAAGGTTCGCGCCGGTCGCGGCAGATGCAACGCGCGCGCTTGTTAATTCTGTGGCGCCCGTACCGTTCGCATTCGCGGAACGCCATACGCGCACGGCAAGCTTGAGGCGTCCGGTATATGCCGCCGTAACCGAGCGAATGCCAAAAGTAAGCGTCCAATTGGTATTCGCAAAGTTACCCGTGATCGTGTTTTCCGAGCGCCAACAATCGCCAACCGTCTGCGACGGCGCGGCACTCGGTTGTAACGTCGTGCCCCATGTACCAGCGTTGCGCGCAACCTCTGTGCCGCCGTTTTGCAAGCATGATTGCGCGATGGCATTGGAATCGGCAACCCATCCGGTTGTCGTCGTTGCGGTTGTCGGCGCGCTGCCGCCATCCTGCAATGAACGATGCAGCGTTGCGCCGCTTGGCACCGCATCTTTAAAATAAAAGGTTTTAACCGCCATTACGTCACCGTCATTTTCGGGTCAACGTAAACGGTATAACTAGCCTTCGCCAGTTTCACCGAAGCGATAAAAAAGCCTTTGAGTTGCGGCGTAAACGTAACACTAAGTTTTTGCTTGTTCGGGTTGCTGATGCCCGTCGTTGTCCATGTTGCCGAGCTTGAGGCAAGCGTTGAACCTGACGCTAACGCATCGGGCGCGCTTGTCGCAAGCGTGCCCTGTGGGTTTCCGCTCGCGCCGTAATATTCAACCTCAAGCCATATTTCGTTGTCTTTTAATCCCGTTACGCTATCGTGCAGGAATTCGACCGTCACGGTTCGCGCGCTTCCGGTCGCATCATTCCAAATGACGAATTCGCCCGTTTGCAGCGCGCCAACGGGGAAAATTGTGCCCGCAACCGAAACGGCTTTCCATGACAGCGGCGTGATGCCATCGGTTGCGCCGCCGGTTCGAACAATCGTTATTTCGCTGTATACGTCACCCCATTGCGTTTCACGGTGCAAAACGTAATTGGTTCCAGCCGAGTCGCATGACATCAACTGCACGATATTCGGCCCGCTATTCGTTACCGACGTTCCGCTTATTTTTCCCGTCCATGACGACGGCAGTTTGATATTGCGAAGCGTCAAGCGCATACCCGTAGAGGTCGCGCTATTTATGTTCGTTGTCGTCGCAGCATTCGACAAATCTATTGCTTCAAGCGTGCCGCCAACCGACGTTGTGCCGAGCAAATCTGTCGGGTTGGTTCCGCCCGCCAACAAACTGCCCCCAATCCAGCGCCACAATTGATTGCCCGAGATAAATTGCCCCGCCGCCGAAAATTTCACGGTGCAATTAAGCCATGTCGACGTGTTCGGCGTTATGGTTGCCGTGCCGGTGCCGGTCAGTTGAAACGAACATTGCTCCATCAAACTTCCCGCGCCACACGTTAGCCCAGCCGCCGATGTGCGCCCCGCTTGAAACGTAATGCCATAGACGTAAACCGGTACGGTGCTTATCGTTAAGCCAACGTTACCGGAGAACGTCACGACCGCGCCGGTTGCAATCGTCGCCGGGGGCGCGCCGCTTGACTTGTCCGCGCAGATGCATTTAAGGGCAACACCAAACCATGTTACCGTTAACGTATCCGTTTCGGTATGTACGCTTGAAACGTAAATGACATCCCCGGCGCCGAGCGTTACCGCCGTCGTTAGCCCGTCAATGGACGTCGAAGCCTTCGCCCATGTATCAAATGGCGAAGTGTCCGAACCAACGGTGCTATCGACGTAATAAGTGGTCATTCGACCGCCCGTATTACCCTATGCGCGCCGTGCCGAGCATGGTTGCGGCACCGACCGCGATGATTTCCGGCGTCGGCACATGGCGCAGCGCCATCGCTTCGACCACATCGGCGAGCGTTGCCGCCGCGCAATGCGGGTCTTTTAACACTTCGTTGAGAATCGCTTGATAGTCGGAATTCAACCGCGCCGAATACAGCACGGCGGATTTGTCTATTTTGTCGCGCAGCAAGTCGACGTTAACGCGCACTTTCGCTTCCTGGCCGCGCAATGCAAGGTCAACGTGCCATGCGGTAATCTTGAATTCCGGCGGCAACCATGTGTTGACGACATCGGCGATGGATTGACAGTCGCCATTTTCGCGGGCTTCGTTCGCCGCCCATAGCTTGAAAATCAACGCGCGTAGGAGTGCGATGCCTTCGCTATTCATTTCCCATTCCCCTTTTATTTGCACTTGCCGCTATTGCCGCGCGGCGTGCATGTTGGCTTTGCAATCCAATTGACCGACGTTTGCGCCGTGCTACTCGTTGTGCCGTTGCTCGCCGTCACCATGTAAGTAACGGTGCCGACGGTTGCGTTGGTCGTGTTGCAATTGCTCGTTGTGCTAAAGCAATTCGTCCAAACGTAAGCGGTCGGCGAACCGGCGCACACGGCAGAAAGCGTTACCGTCGTGTTGACCACGGGCGAAGCCTTGTTCGGCGACAGCGTGCACGACACGGGCGGCGGCGGCGGTGCGGTCGCGCTGCGGAAATTGGCAACCGTTACGGCGTTGCCGTTGAGCGTGCGCACGTTATCCGCGGTCGTTGCATTCCCCATCGGGTCGGCGGGCGTGCCATACGTTGCAAGCGGATTCGAAAAGTATTGCAAGCGCGTGCCGCCGCATTGCGTCGGGTACGCCATGACGGTGCGCCAGGCTTCGGCGCAATCGACCCAACCATGATTAACGCCCGGCGTGGAATCCACGAACATATCGTGCCTGGCGCCGAGCAAGTGCCCAAGCTCATGCGGGAACGAAAGGTTGCCGACGGCGCACCCGCGATTGATAACCGACCACGCGATGTTGACGTTCGGGCCGATGCCGTAGGACATGCCGCAATATCCGCCGGATTCTTCGACGTACATGGCAACAAGGTCGGCATAATGCGCATTGCGCAACGATGCAACGCCGGGGTCGGCAGCAAGCCAATTAACGTCTGCGGTTTGGTCGCCTAGTTCGTCATGCGCGACTTGCGCCGAATAGGCGAGATTGAAGCGAAACGAAATGCCGCTGTTGGCGAACACTTGATTGCTTACGTCAATCGCGTTTTGTATCGCCGCGCCAATGCCCGCACCCGCTGCCGCCGCGGTTTGGTTGGAGTACAGCACCATAACGTCAATTACGGCGCCAGTATCGCCGTGCACATCGGCGGGCGCCGCCGCTGGCGCGACATGATCCAGCGTGTCCGCCTTGCCGTCGGGAAAGCCTTTCGGGTCAAGCTCCACAAGCGTTTGCTTACCCTTCGCATCGGTGCGAATCTCATATGTCGGGTCGCTACCCTTCGTGCCCAAATAGACGTAACCGGACACGACGCCATCCACCGACGTAAGCACCGCGCGCCCGCCTGGATAGCCTTGCACCGTGCCAACCCAAGTAAAATTGCCCGCCTTGCGATGGTCGACATGGTGCAAATGCAGGGTGAGCGCGCCAACGGTAAGCTTCGCCGCCGGGCGCGCTTGATCCAACACGACCGCCGCGGGCGTTGAGCGCTTGACGCCGTGGTTGCGTTCGTAATCTTGCGCGAACACCGGCAACGCAAAGCCGAGCGCAAGCAACAGCGTGGCGGCGCGTTTCATCATGTTATGCCTCGGTAAACGTGGTTGAAGTGGTCAACTGTGGCGTTACGCCCGTGGTAACGGCCAGGTTCGGCGAGATAGGCCCGAAGTAAAGATTCACGCCAGCGCTTGCCGTGTTGTCGGTGCCAAGCATTGCGTATGTTTCCGTTTCGGTTCCGCTTGACGCCGCCGGGAAGCTACACGTTGCAACCAACGCCGACGATTGCGCACTTGCTGCCGTAAAGCCGCCGGTCGTGCGCGCAATGGCAACGCGCGCATAAGAACCATAAGCCGCTTCGGTCGTCGTCTGATTCGATGCTGCCGAGAGCGTGCCGGTCGACAACCCCATAATCAGATTGGTAAGCGGTGTTCCCGTGTCGTTTACCGCGATGCCCGTCCACGTTGTTGCGTTGAGCAGGAGCTTGAGAAAATTGTTAATGGTCGTGTTGCCTTTGCCGGTTGCCATGAGCGTTACTCCTCAATTTTTGCTACTAGATGCCCGTGTTCATCGCGCGATGCGGTGACGGTTCGGGGTTTGGGGGAATCGAATTTTGCGTGTACGGTCGTCGGCCCGACATCCACAAAGACATCGGCTTGCTTCATTTCCGGCAACGTGACGTTGACCGGCGGCGATGTGACGTTGACCGCCGCCGGGGCGATATGCACTTGCGGCGCTTCGACGGTAATGTTGGCGGGCGCTTGCTTCACCGCCGCAATAAACTTTTCGAAGCGCGCTTCATCTTCCTTTTTCGCTTCCGGCGTCGGCCCTACGACCGGGGCAGGCTTCGCCGCCTGCATCGCCAGGGCATGATCGTTTTGCGCCTGTTGCTGTTCATCCGGCAACACGGTTGAATTGGCCGCGGCGTTGAACGTTGCGACATCCATTTGCGCGCGCATGTCCGGCTTCATCGGTTCATCGCCGCGCTTTTGCCGGATTTCGTCAGGGTGATAAATCTTCGCTCCGACTAGCGCAACATCAATCGTCGCTTGATCGGTCGGCGCAATCGGGTCGTCTTGCTCCCACTTAAAGCACAAATCAGGATAACCGAATTTGTACGCAATGACATCGTTAAGCAGGTTCGTGATCCAACGCAACACAGGCTCAAGGCCTTGCTGCGTCGCCGTTTCTTGATGTGTCTGCGCGGTCGCACGATTCATTTGCCGGATAAACGGCGTCGGCGAAACGCTAAACGCGAAACAGCAAATGCGCGTCAACCATTCGTCATATTCATCTTTGAGCGCTTTTTCCTTTGTGTCGAAAGGCTCAACACCCTTTGGCACGAACATGCTGCCGCGGCGATTCTCAAGGTTGCCGCGCAGCATGGATTCCCAATACAACGAAAACTTTGCGATTTGGTCGGGGTTCCATGTTTCGGGAACCTGGAAAATCAAATCGGGCGTGCTGCCGTTTGTGAAATACGACAGTTGATAAAACTGGCGATGCAATGCGATGTTTACCGTTGTTACGATTTGCTCAACCGGCGAGTAACCGTAAATGCGGTCGACGCGCACGTTGCGCGGACGGTAGAACAATTCCGGCATCGGTTGCCCGTATTCGTCAAGCGGCAACGGCGTGCCCTTCGGCGTCGCAACGACGTAATCGACCGCGGGCAATCCCTTAATGACTTCCTGATAGGCCGGGCCTTCGTCGGGCATCGGCGTGCGCCCGTCGTCGGTAATGACGCGCTTGATGGTCGCGCCGTCGATGACTTGCAACCCGAACAAATCGCCGCCGCGTGTTGGTTGGCAATACAGGCTCACCGCATCCAACACGAACAACTGTTCCAATACCATGCGCATCCAATCGTCCCAAACGTGGTAACGGTCGGGGCGTTCGAAAAACTTTTGCACTTCATCGCAACGCGAATCGCGCTCTTGCGTGTCGTCTTTGGGCGCAATCGTCCATTCTTGCGCGGCGACTTCATCCTTGCGCGTTTCAATGATTAGGCGCAACACATCGAAGCCGTCGGCCATCGACTTTAGTTGCGCAAAGCCGATTGCTTCCTCGCCGCGCGGCGTTATGCGGGTGTTGTATCCGGTCGGGTAATCGAACGCGCGCCCGAGCGCGTCGGCTTGCGCTACGGGGTATAGCGGATTCTGCGGCGAGAAAAACGCCGTTGGCGAGTTAACGCCGCGAATCGTATACGACCCGTCAAGGTTCAACTTGATGCGCGGCTTACCCGTGCCCGCCATGCTGCCAGCGCGCAGCAACGCCGGGTCAACCGGCATGGCGTTGGGGTTCGTTTGCGGGTTGCTGCCATTCGCCATTTAAGCCCAACCTTTGCAAAGACAATTGCCGGTCATGTTTATTTGCGATTGGCAATGCGGCCAATGGCCGGTAGCGAAAAACGGGCCTATCGGTTTGGTGATAGGCGCGGCGGGCAATACTGCCGCAACCGGAAGCGCGGCAATCGTTGCAATGAATTCGCGTCGCTTCATTTCAATGGGCCTTTGTAATCGGGCAAGGTTCGGCCACTTCGCCGGGCAATGCGTCCTGTTGCTTAATCAAGATCATGAGCAAACCTTGATTGAACGTAAGCGACGCAATCAAGTCGTGCGCTTCGGCAACGCAATACGCAAGGCGCATGTTGTTACGCTCAAGCAATGCGACGCGCTCCATCAGCGTGCGCGGTTCATCCGGTGCCGTCGTCGTCTTCGTCGTCATGTTCGCGTCGATTGATTGATACAAGCGAATGCGCAATTACCCAAAGGCCAACGACAATAAAGCCCGACGCCCAAAGCGTCGACGCATCGGGCATGCCGAAGCTCACGCAGCGCCCGTGGCACCGCGCGCGCCTGTGGCGCCAACCGCGCCGGTTGGCCCCGTAATTCCAACGGCCCCCGTTGGCCCGCCAGCATGACCAACGGAGCCGATATTGCCGGTGCTACCGGTGAGCGCGGTAAGCCCCGTATTGCCGCGCGCACCGACAGCGCCTACCGGCCCCGTTGCGTAATTGAATCCCGCCGCAAGCAAGCCCGGCGAAATTGCATATTGCGGCATAGTGACGAAGCCGTTAACCGGCGTATACGTCACGCCATCAAGGCCCAACACCGGCCCCGCGTTTGCAGGGCATGTTAAAACGATTGTGTGCGAAGACATGGCGCGCTTTCCTTTGCGTGTTGTCGAAGCGTTTACATGCTTGCGCGTTTACGTTCCTGTGGCCCCGGTATTTCCTGTTGCGCCCGCTGCGCCCGTGGCGCCTGTAATTCCGACAGCGCCTGTGCTTCCTGTATTTCCTGTGCTACTTCCTGTTGCGCCTGTGCCGCCTGTATTTCCTGTATTTCCAACGGCGCCCGTATTTCCGCTAGGCCCGGTAATTCCTGTGCCACCCGTACCGCCGACGCCGAAGTTATATCCCGCGGTCAGCATGCCAGGCGCAACCGCATTCGCTGGCATCGTGACTTGACCGGAAACGACGGCATACACAACGCCATCCATCCCCAACACGTTGCCAATACCCGTCGGCACGTTCAATGTAACGTTGCTCATGATTTATTCCCTTTCGTGTAATGCGATAGCAAACCTTCGTGCGTGTCGGTGACAACGCCCGGCGTCGGTGCAACATGATTCGCAGCAAGCGCTTGTGCGGCGCGTGCATAGTGGTCAAGCAAGCCAAAACCTGCCGCATCGGCAAGTGCGGTCAATGCCCACACGGCAGCATCCATGCGGTCGGGCGAACGCTCCGCGGTTAGCGGGTCGTATTCGCACATTTGATCCTCAAGCGCGCCAAACGCGCCGACATGATGCACGCGGCCTTGTTCATACAACGCGGCAATCGGTTCGGCGCGAATCATCTTGCCGCGCGTTGCCGTTACCTTCGTGTACGCAATGTTCGCGTCGACCGTGCGCATTAACGCTTCGATCAAGTCGCCGCCGTTGTTGGTTTCGCCAATGATGCGGTCGGCGCTGCGGTCGTGGTAGCAACGCACGGCAGCGCGCGCCCAACCATCCGGCGTGGCGCTTAATGATGCGTCTTGCGTGACGTAGAAGTGCGTGCCGTCCGCAACAGGCTTTCCGTCGGGCGGTATCCACTTGAGCGGCGCCGGGCCAACGCCAGCGGCAACAATGCCGGTTTCGGCGCTGTCTTCCTCATGCGTAACCGCAGGATCCACGCCAATGACAACGCGTTGCAGCGCGGGCATTTGCTCAAGCGTGATGCGACTGTTTTCGATGCTTGAGCGTGCCCAAAGCGCGTTGGGGTTGTCGTCAAGCATTTCGGCGTTAAGTTCCTGGCGCCCGAGCCTTGTGCCTTCATACTTGCGAATAACCGTAGCGAAGAATGCGCGCGCCAGGTTGTCGGCGTTTTCGTATGTGTTGCCGCGGGTGACGCAACACGCCGGGTCGGCAATTAAATCCTTGATGATTTTCGTCGGGCGCGGCGTGGTCGTGATGACAGCCTGTGGCGCGTTACCTAACCGCAAGCCAAGTTGAGCTTGATCCCATGATTCTGCGTAACGCCATGCGGCGATTTCATCGCACCAAAGCTTTTCGTGTTGCTTACCGCGCAAGCGTTCCGGTTCGTCTGCGGTGAACACAAGCGACACGCAACCGGACGGCCAATGCAATTGGCGCCCGACGTATCGCGGGCGCTCATTGCGTGGGCATATCGCCAAGATGCCGGATTCGCCTTCGATCATGATGTCGCGTGCATCGTCAAGCGTCGCACCGATAAGATTGACGTAGCGAAACGTTTGCGCCCACTTGCGCACGGTTTCCGCGCCTGTGCGCGTCTTGCCGAAGCCGCGCCCGGCGTCGATAAGCCAATACGTCGCCTGGCCGTTCGCAAAACGGACGGGTTGCAATTGCGACGGTCGCGCCCAAAAGCGCCACGCGTATTTGAGCGCCGCAAGTTCATCGTCCGTTAGTCTCGCCAATTGCGCTTGCCGCTGCGCTATCGGCAGACTCATGAAGTAGCTTGCTTCGGATTGATTCGGCTTCGTCGGCAACATTGATTGGCCCGCCATCCTTGCCCGTCATTTCGACGCGGCGAACACGATATTTGTCGTCACGCGATGCAAGCAAAAACTCAAGCAACCGGTCGCTATAGACTTGCACGGTGCCGCATTCATCGCCCTTGTAAAACACCGGTTGCGTTACGCCGTCATGTGCACGGCGCACCGCTTCACGCTCAAGGCGTTCGGTTGACTCGGCAAGCGCTGCGTCCCATGCCATTGCAAATTCGGTGTCCACTTCGCGCAAGTAATACGCGGCGCGTCTTTGCATTCCGCTTTGCTCACATGCGTAAAGCACAACACCGCATTCCGCAAGCGCTTCGATGAACACCTTTCGCGCACGCGTTGACGGTGTTCCCTTCGCGCCAAGAATGCGTCGCGCTTTGGGGTTATGTCCTGTGCCGATGCCCTTTGTAGAAAGGCCCGCGGCATTGTCTGCGCGCGGGCCTTTGTCGGGCGGTGATTCACCTTGTTGCATGGTGACGCCTTTCGCTACTGTGATTTGCGGATAGGTTGGACGCTATGCGAAACCATTTTGCGATGTCAAGGAATGTTTTACAGGGGTGGCGTTGGCCTGTGTCGGGTGTGGTCGTACCGGGTTGGGGGTGATCGTGGCGCCTGTGGCCGGGTTTGGTCGGTTACGGGCCTTTCCATTGCCTCAAGCGGGCGTCGAATTCGGCTTGGGATTCGCCTGGCCGGGCGGTTGGTTTTGGGTTTCCGACTATCTTAGTCGGGCTTTGCTTTGAGTTATCCACAGGCGTAAATGCTTTTGAATTAACGTCAACGTCAACGTCAGTCTGTGACGCACGGTGCGTCACATGAGTGTCACGCGTGACAGTATCAGAATCAGTCACTTGCGCGCGGTGTTTTTGCATGCGTTCCCGGTAGCGTCTGCGGTCGCGCTCCATCGTGAGGACGCACCCGGTCAAATAGTCGTGGTAAAGCTTCCCGTCGCTGTGCAATGTCCAACCGCCTAGCAGTACCTTTTTATGCGTTGCGAACATACCTTGTGGCATGCGCAAAAGCTTTGCGATTCTGTCGTCATCATTCGGGAGTGTCGCACAAGGGATTTGCTGCCACGCTAGAAACCACAATAAGAGCAACCACGGGCGCACATCGTCGTCAGCATCAATCCATGTGCCTGATTGGTTGATGCGTATGTGATCGAATGCAAGGGCGTAATTCCCGGCGCGCGTGCTATCGGGATAAGGCGGCGGTGTAAGTTTTACATCGACGCTGCGCAAGATTGGTTCGGCCACTTCGGGCTTTCCTTCCACAAAAGGAAAAAGGTGCCGCTATCGCTGTTGTGGCAGCGAAGCGCGCGCGGCCCCTGTCGGGTGTTCCCTGCGCGTTTTCGCGGCAAAGCAAGTCTAAATCAAACGATACCGGTTCGGTTCATTGCGCCGCATTTGGTCAACCTCGCGCCATGTTGCCGAGCGCGCGCCCGTCGACGCAATCAAATGCCAATTGCCGAAATGTTTGCAATTCTTGTTAATGCAGCGCGCGAACGCCAGCGCTTTATCGTCTTGCATGTGCGCTTCGCAGCGTGGGCAACGCATTACCATTTCCTAAAAAATGCATAAGCGTCACGCGCCCATAACGGCCAAAGCATTACGCCAACGACGAACCCGAGGGGGCAACGCGCAACCCAGTTAAAAATACTGTCGTTTTCATCATCGCATATTGCACCGATGATGCAGCCGATTAGGTTGTGAATCGCCAAAGCCGCGAATACAAAAAGTGTTAGCGCTAGCATTTCAATACGACGAATAATCGAAGACCATGTTGCGCGGGTCATTCCACGACTTGCCGTGCGTCGGCACGGTTGCCGGATCGTATTGGTACACCTTCACCGTTACCGGCGTTCCCGCGGGCGTTTGCATTTCGTTGGTGCCCGGTTGCGCTTCGCCGGTCACGAAGTTAAGCGTGCCGGTTTGCTGGCCGTTGACCGGGAACGGGTTGGCCGGGCCGGTCGTGACAATCCAACGCGCTTTGCCGCCGCCTTCGCCATATTCCGCGAATTGGAGCTTCGCGCCTGCCTTGTTCGGCATGGTGAACGACAGCAACACAACGTCGTCTTTTTCGTCAATCGGGGGGCATCCATTCGCCCCGGTAATGACGCGTTCGTAAGGTGCGTCGCCATTGAGTGCGACCGTGATCTTTTGGCCCATGATGTTGCCCTTTCGGTTGATTCGCTTCGTTGAGATTACGCAAACGGTTTTGCCACTAGCACGCGTTGATTGCGCCCGCTCGCGCCCGTGCGCCTTACGCCTGTGTCAATGATGAATTGCTTTTCCATGAGCGCGGCAAAGCGCGCGGTGACGCTTGAATAGGGCAGCGTCGACAGCCTGGCGCGCACTTCGTCGCTAATGCACCCGCGGTGCCCGAAGCTTGCCACGGTGTTGTAAACCAATTCTTCAAGCCTTGTCGTGTCGGTTGCCTGTGCCGCTTGCTTGCTTGTGTCGGGGTCGGCGGCGCGCGCGAGTTTGTAAGCGTCGGTGCCGTAGCCTTCGGGCGGCGGTTTCCAGTTGATGCCGTCCGTTGATGTCCAACCGGGCAGGCTCTTGTTGGTGTGCAGCGGCTTCGCGTGCGCTTCCGATGCCTCACGGGCGCGCGCCTGTGCCGCGATTTGCTTGGCACGTTCGGCAATGTTGGTCATATAACCGGTATCCTCGCATGGAGCTTGCGCGCTATGGTATCCGCGCGCTTTAACTGTCTGCGCGTGTAGCGATACTTCCCGCGAATCTTGACGCCCATTCGGCGCTTTGCGCGCTTCATCGCAGCGGCGAGAATGCTTGCGCAATCGCTGCGTCAATAATGGCGCGCAACAGGCGCGAGCGCGACGGGATGCGCGCGAACGTGTCGTTGCCATTGTCTACTTTGGCGAAATACTCGCGGACGCCGTTTGCTAATTGGTGCCGTTCGTAGTAGCGCCCGCGCACCGTCACTTTGTAAACGGTCGGCCCGCCCGACCAACGCGCCGCAGACACTTCGCACCGACCATTCGTGTCGTTTATGTCTGTCATGTCTCGCGCACCTTGATGCCATGCACAAACAACATGAGTTTGCGCTTGATCCGGTATTCTTTGGTAAGCACGCCTTTGCAATCCTCAACCACGCGCTGCCAACCGGTTGCCGTCCATTCCTCATATTCAAAGTCGCATTCATAATTACAGGCGTGTTCGGCGATGCGGTACGCCTTCGGCGGTTTCGTGTACTGCGCCGGAATCAACAGGAAGCGCGTTTTTTCCTTGAGGTTTCGAATCTGTTTCCCTTGCTGCATCAATTGCAATTCGAATGCGCGCTTCGCTTCCTTGACGCTGGCATAACTGCCCGTCTTGCGATTGCCGTATTTGTTGCGAACGACGGCATCGGTTAGCACCGGCACCGCACATTCACCGCCGACGCCGCCCGAGTTCCCGGTAAACGCATTCATTGTTCGCACGGGGGGTTCGTCGGCGGGCGGCGCCCGCATCGCAGCGTCGACCACGGCGCGAACCGGAATCCACGGCATTTTCTCGGTCGTCTTAAACCTGGCGTCGACGCGCTTTTGCAATTCCATATGCGCTTGCGCATCCTTGAGCCGAAGCATTCGCATTGCCTATTCCCCTTTGGTTTAGTCGGATATGGCGCCAAGGATGGCGGCGACGCGCTGGCGCGTTACGCGAAAGCGCTTGCCAATGGCATCAAGCGTAAGTCCTTGATCGCGCAAGCGCTTCATTCGTTCCCGGCGGTCGCGCCATCGGGTCTTTTGGATGCTATAGGGGGTCTTCATGCGCCGACGTTAAGGCGGGCGGTTTGGCTTGTCAACAGGTTTACAAATATATTTTGCGTTTGCCGTGTAAAGGGGTTGACACGAATCCGGCAAAGGCGTTTAATTCAATCACGGCACACGCGCCGGAAACCACAAAGGAAATACAACATGCAAGCTCGCACGCCTACCCCTCGCCACGCGTGGGCAAAGGTCGGGCAATGCGTCGTAAGCCAAGCCGATATGATCGGCAAGGTTGTACGCATTGTCGATACCGGAACCGTGCCATATGCCGTAGTTGAGTGGAGCAACGGCTACACCGGGCGCGTATCAATAACGCAAATTCGCGCAGATGACGGCGTGATTGTTTCAACCGAACCAATCCGCAAGGGATGGTAAGCCAAATTGGAAAAGGAATAATCATGCGTGCATCCCCGAAGACCACGAAGACGAACGCCCCGCACAATCACGGGCGCAGCATTCGCGTAACCAAACACGACAGCACCGGGCGCATCATCGCCGCCGCCGAAGTGTCGACGCTTGAGGCAGCGCACCGGTTCCTTGATTCGCTCAACAGCGACGGCACGATGAAGGCGCCAGCGAAGCCGAGCAAGCCGATTCCGGCGCCAGGCGCGCCGACGCTTGGCGAAGCGCTTATGCAAGCGACGCCGACGCAACAGCAACAGGCGAAGCCCGATATGTGGCAAGGTGAATTTGCCAAGCGCGTGCGCGCCGAAGCCGAAGCATTCCGCGCCGCGAATCCCGATGCGCCGATGTTCGGCGTCGGGCCGGGGCATGGCGCCGTTCAAGTCGCCTGCCCGACCTGTGGCGGGCTTCAATGGGTTTCCGGCACCAACCTTCGCCCGCAACCGTGCCGGGCCTGCCACGGGTCGGGGAAGGCGGTGCAATCATGAGCGTAGCTAACGTTAATGCCGCGATGAAAAAGACGATTGCCGGTGCGTGGCGCGTGTATGCGGCTGGCACAGCAATTCGTTCGGCATACCCCGACGGAGCGGATTACAAACTCGCCGACGCCACTTCATACGCGAACGCCGCGACACTCGCGCGCATGATTGAAGCGCATGACGACCTTGTGCACGCGCTCCGCGTTATTGCCGAATCGTCGTGGCCCCAATCCTGCCCTGCAAAGTGGGCGGAAATGATTAGCGCCGCGCTTGCGAAGGCGCAAGGATGAAGCGCGCCAGCAAAAGCGCGCGGGCGCACAAGCGCGACTTGGCGCCCGCGCCGCCGCCGCCGTGTGAGTGCGGGCGCCTGGCGTTCCCGCACCGGCACGAATGGCGTTGCGATGACTTCGCGCTCGCCGATGCTGCCGACGGTTACGACGACGACAGCGCAACCGAGCGCGCCGTATTCGATGCGACCGAAGCGCGTTCAATCAACGGGGGGCGATGATGCATTACATCCTGTATTGGGTTGCGCGGTTTTTATGTGGGTTGCGCGATGCGTGGCGCGACGGCGCGAATAGCCGCGACCGGTCGGATTGCACGCCGAAATCGAAACCGTGGCAGCGATGATGCTTACGCCACGCGAAACGGAAATTGCGCGCCTTGTCGGTTCCGGCATGACGAACACGCAAATTGCAAAGCGGCTTGGCATGTCGTTTCACACGGTCAAGACGCACTTGCATTCGGCTTATGCAAAGACCGGCGCACAGACGCGCGCAGCGCTCGCGGCGTGGATGGTCGCAACCGATATGTGCGGCACAGATTACGAATCCGGCCCAAGCCAATGCCCGCACGGTAAACCTTACGGTGAGTGCAACGCCTGCGACGTTGCTGGCGATTTCGCATACGACGCAGCGCGCGAAGCGCGGGTGTTCAAATGAGCAATTTAATACATGCGTTGCTAATCTTTTGGACATTGCTTGGCGGCGTGTTTATTACCGCATACGCGATCAATTGGGCCGTCGAAAAGCTTTACGGTGACGAAGAATGAAGCGCTACGACATGACCGACGAATTGCCGAAGCGCTACGCACAAGCATTGACCGGCGCCGCATCGCTTGAGGAATTGCGCAAGGTGGTCGATTCATTTGCGCACGTTGCCGCCGACGCTGGCGCGGTCGTGTGGAGCTTGGCGCCGGAAGACTTCGCTGGATTCCGCGCCGGGCTTGAATTGGAGCGCAGCGGCGTCTATGCCGGTGCCGCCTGGGGTGCGCGTTACGACAGCGTAATGATGCCCGCCATCATGTTGCAAGTCGCGCTTATCGCCATCGAATTTAAAGTGCCTTGGGGGTTGGCGTTCAATCGTTGCGCCGATACCGGAATGGTGATCGAACGAAACGGCATCGCCGTTTGGAAAGGGGCAAAGCATGGCAGTTAAAACGCAATTGCGCGCCGTCGTGAAGCCTGCACCGGTCGCGCCGTACCGATTCAACGTCGGGGTTATTCCCTATAGCGACCCCGACTTGCGGGCGAAGTGGTTGGCGGCGGTCGAATGGTTGCGCCGTGGCAAGAAAAGCAAGTGGTTGCTTGACAACGTAGCGCCGGGCAAGTGGCGCGACGTTTTCGACGATCAAGGAAAGGCAAGCGCCGAAGCCTAGAATTCGGCGCATCTTAAATCGGGAGTTGAATCGACATGGCAAAGAAAAAGGACGAAGGCGCGGCACCGTTGGACGTTCCGACAACGGGCATGGAACCGACCTTGCCCGGCATCGAAGCGCCGCCGGTTGCGGTCGTGCGCACGCGCGATGTGAAGCCCAAGCTTTACATCGTCATTGACGAAGCGAAGAAAACCGAAGTGCCGGTTAAGGCGTTGACCAAAGCCCGCGCGATTTCCTACGTTGCCGAAGCGACCTATAAGGCGCGCCTGGCGACGATGGACGAAGTGCTGGCAATGGGACAAAAGGGCGTCGAAGTCTACGACGCGACAACGACCGACGAATAAGGCGCCGCCATGAATGACATCGAACGCGCTAACGTTATATCAACACTTGCGCAAAGTTTGGTGCAAGCGTCAGGCGTCAAGGATGTTTCGCCGTATCAGGTTGACGAAATCGTAAAAGCGATGCAACGCGTCGCAAAGACAATCGGCACCGATAGCGCGAGCGCAATCCCGCCGCTTGAGTGAATGGCCGGGCGGCAGCGCATCGCCGCCCGTTTCCTTGGGAGTGCAACAGAATGGCACTAACACGCAAACAGCATGCCGCCCGGCAAAAGGGCATCGGTTCATCCGACGCCCCCGCCGCGCTTGGCTTGCCGTCATTCAAGGGGCGCACGCAATACGCGCTATGGCATGAGAAACGCAACCCGACCGACGACCACGAAGACAAGGCAAGCGACGAACGCCAGCGCTTCGGCGAATTGTTAGAAGGTGCCATTGCGCAACGCGTATCGGAAGTTGAGCGCTGCCCGCTGCAACGGGTGAATCAAACGCTTGTAAGCAAAGAATACCCGTTCATGCTCGCGCACCTTGACCGGGTGATACCGACGCGCAGCAACACGGTCGCACGCTGGAATGCGAATGCTGGCAAGCTCAACAACGCCGCGGCGATTGTCGAAATAAAAAACAGTATGTCAGATTGGGGATACGGCGAGGAAGGTACCGACGATGTGCCGACGCATTACCTTGTGCAATGCGCGCATCAAATGATCGTATCGCGCGTTGAGCTTTGCATACTTGCCGTGCTGTTCCGCGGCAGCGACTTGCGCCGCTATCCTATTCGCTTGACGCCCGACCTTGCGCAAATGGTAATCGACGGTGAGCGCAAATTCTGGCACATGGTCAAAAACAACATTGAACCGCCGAAAACCGCGCTTTCCGATGTGAAGCTCGCCTATCCGATAAGCCGCGCGGTCGAAAAGGAAGCGCCGAGCGATATTATCGAATTGCTCAAGGAATACCGCACATTTGATGCACGCATTACCTTTGAGGCAAAAGAGCGCGATGACATCGAAGCGCGCATCAAGGATTTTCTTGGCGACGCCGACACGCTAACCGTTATGGGCGTGCCGGTGTTGACCTGGAAAACGGGCAAAGGTCGCACGACCATTGACGCCGAGCGCTTGCGCAAGGATAAGCCCGACATCGCCGCCGAGTACACGAAAACCGGTGCGCCCGTGCGCACATTCCGCCCGAAAAACGCAAAGGATGAATGACATCATGAACGACACGACACAAGGCGCACTTGTCACGACCGCCGACGCGGGCGCACTCGCGCAATTGAATTCGTCGGAGATTCAACAACAGATTGCCACGGCACACGCCTTCCCGCGCAACGTCACGACGTTCCGCGACGAAGTGCAATCCCTCGCCACGCTCACCGCGGACGTTGCCGAAGAATGCAGCTATTCGTTGCCGCGCAAAGACAAGGATGGCAACAGCGTGCCGATTATCGGCCCGTCGGCGCGCTTCGCCGAAATCGTGGCGATGTCCTGGGGCAATTGCCACGCCGCCGCGCGCGTCGTTGACGACAAGGGAACGCACGTTGTCGCGCAAGGCGTGTTTTGGGATTTGCAAAAGAATGCCCGCATTACATACGAAGTGTCGCGCAGCATCGTCTACCGCAACGGCGGTCGGTATACGCCCGACATGATCGGCGTTACCGGCAACGCGGCATGTTCGATTGCGTTGCGCAACGCCATTCTTAAAGGCGTGCCCAAAGCGTTTTGGGCCGACCTGTGGGAACAGTCGCGCAAGGTTGCCGTTGGCGACGCGCACACGCTCGCCGAGCGCCGCACGGTCGCATTCAAGAAACTGGCATTGCTCAACGTATCGCCCGATATGATCCTGGCGAAGCTTGGGCGCCCGAGCGCTGCCGACATAACGCTTGATGATTTGGGCGTGTTGCTTGGCATCTATCAAGCGCTGAAGGAAGGCGACAGCACGGTTGAGGATATGTTTCCGCCCGTGGCAGCGGCAGCGCAACCGACGCCGACCGGGCACAACGTCGACAGCACGCCCAAGGTGACGAAGGGCACCGACAAGCTCCGCGACGCGCTCAAAAAGGCGGCACCCGCGGCGCCGGTAGCGACGACGGAGGGCTTTAGTTATCAGCATGTCAACGAACAATTGCAGAAGGCGGCAAAGGCCAAAGACGCCGAAGCGTTCGCGCTCGCGCGTGATTTGGTCAAGGATGTTGCCGACGAAGCGCAGCGCGCCGAGCTTGACGTTGAAGCGCGCAGACTCGCCAAGCAATTCGACGCCGACGAAGCGGGCACGCGAGGTTAATTTATGACCACCGCAAAGATGGTGCCGCGCGAGCCGACGCCGAAAACGATTGGCTACGCCTATGTCGGAGTGTGGTCGGACGGCACGTTGGGATGGTGTCTGCCCGCGCATCTTACGCACGATCCAAAACGGACTTACTCCCGGCGATACGCAGAACCCTGCGAGCCTCACCCGGATTGGTCAAACATTGGAGAACCTTCGTACCTGTGCAAGATCACGATTGAGCGTGTGCCTAATGTGCGGATGCGGAGGATCAAGCCATGACCAACGACAAGGCCGCCCCTGCCGCGCCCGCGTGGACGGATGCGGATATTCGCCATGCGTACATCAAAGAATACGGTTATGAGCCGACGAAGGGAGATTTTGCTGCATTCAAGTGCGCCTTCCGCGCCGGACTCGCAGCAGCCGCGCCCGCGAAGGAGCCATACCGTCACATTATGTCGCTGCAAGAGTGTGCGGACGCTGAATCGCCGCAGCACCCGCCGCAGGATGCGCCCGCGAAGGAGCCGAAGGCAGGCGACCCGGCGTGCTTCGGATTCGGAACGTACATCGACAAGCCCGCCCCCGCGCCGGATGCTGCGCCCGACGTTGCCGCGATGGTGGCGAGGCTGCGCATGGCAAGAGCCAAGACGGGATCGAAACTGTATGGCGAAGCCGCCTCGCGCATAGAGGCTCTGGCGCGGGAACGGGATTGGCTACGCAAGCGGCATGTGAGTCAGGGGGACGCATGAAACCGGAGCGCGTGCTAGTCGCTTTCAATTCGGCGCTTTACTGTGTCAACGCCATGCTTTGGCAATGGTATGCGCAGCGCAGCGGCATCGCGCTCGCCTGCCTTGCCGTCGCATGCATTGGCGCATTCGTGTACCGCAAAACTGGAGATTGAAAATGTATTGCAAAACGTGTGTATTTTACAGGCCACCAGAAAAACTAGATAAATTGTTTCCTGCATTTTCGGTAATGGGAGATTGCGAAAACCAAAAAATAAAATATTCGAAAGCAATTAACTCTGCCGGAAATAAGGTGCGCCCCATTCTTGACGGCGTGTTTTATACGGATGCCGAATGTTATAGCGCATCATTAATCGTCGGCCCCGATTTCGGGTGCATCCATTGGAAGGCGCGTTAAATGTTGTGTCCTATATGCAATAGCGGCACAACGATCCGGGCCGGTGATTCGCCTTACAACGTATGCCACGAATGCGGCACATGGTTTCAAAGCCCGCTTCCGAAAAAGATTTACGAAGGCGCGCACGAACCGCCTGGCGATACGATGTCGGACGGGGAAAAGGAAGCGAATCGGCATCTTGCCAATTCCCTATTCGACAACGTGCTAGGCGGCAACATTGGGCTTTGCGTCGACCTTGGCGCGAAGTTTCCCTTCCTTTCGCATTGCCTGCAAAAGCGCGGGTGCGACGCGCTCGCGGTCGACGCTATCGACACGGCGCCGCACTTCGGCGAAGTGTTGGGCGTGCGCATGCTCCGGTGCGACTTTGAGGACGATTGGCAATGGATCATCAAGGAAGTCGGCCCGCGCCCGGTCAAGCTTTTTACGATGGTGCACGCCTTCGAACACGTTTATAACCCGCGGCGCCTGTTGCTGCGCATGCGCGACTTGCTCGCGCCCGACGGTCGCATATTCATTCGCATGCCCGACCACGGCGTACCGGGTTACGAACGCGACATGCGCGCGTCGCACTACCTCATTCACCCGTGGTTTTACGCCATCGGCAGCATTCTTGAAATGTGCGCACAATTGGGCGATGTCTTCGAAGTGGAGCGCGCCGACGAAGTGCAACCGGGCCAGCGCGACATAACCTTGCGCCCGCTTGCCAGGCGCCCGCGCTTGTCGGTTGCCATTATTTGCAAGAATGAACAGCGCGACATTGGCAAAGCGATTGCGTCGGTTAAGCCGATTGCCGACACGTTCGTTGTCTGCGATACCGGGTCGACCGATAACACGATGGCGGCAACGTTGGACGCGTGCAGCGACGCGCGCTTGATGTGGTCGGAATATACCGGCGCCAGCGAGCGCGACGACGCGGGCGATTGGAAACTTTGGGACTTCGCCAAGGCGCGCAATCACGCGTTGGAGATTGCCGAAACGACCGGCGACGAATGGGTTATGTGGATTGACGCTGACGACATCGTGCGCACGCCGCGGGCGTTTAAGCGCGCAATGTACTGGCCCCAATTCGGAAGCTTCGGCGCGTGGATTGTCGCGGGCGGGCATCGCTGGGTACATTACCGGATGTGGAAACGAAGCGCGCACGTTCGCTTCAAAGGTCGCTGCCACGAATACCCCGTGCTAGACGATGTGCCCGGCACCGTAATAATGGAATCGGCCATTACGCACGACGCCGAGCCGACCATTGGCGAAACCGGCAACGACCGAAATTTGCGTATGCTTATGCGCGAATGGGACGAAAGCGCGACGACGCGCGGCGCGTTCTATATCGGGTGCACGCACCGCGACGCCGGGCGTTGGGACGAAGCCGCGCATTGGTTCCGCGCGCGTATTACGCTAGGCGAAGGCTATCGTGATGAATGGTTATTTGCGCATTTGTACCTTGCGCGCGCGCTGCGCCAGTTGAAGCGCGCCGACGAAGCCGAAGTCGTCTTGTGCAGCGGGTTGGCGCTTGCGCCTGATTGGCAAGAATTCCGCATGGAGCTTGCGCAAATGCACTACGCCGCAAAGCGTTATGACGTAGCGATTGCGCATGCGGAATTGGCGCTCAATCAACCCATACCGGAAACGCACCTTTGGCGCGAGCATGGGCAGTACCGCGACCAACCGGCGCGCCTTATCTCATGGTGCCACGATCACGCCGGGGCGCTGCAACGTTCGCTAGAATTCGCCAAGCTCGCGCAAAGCCTTATCGGCGGGCCGGATCACGAATGGAATGTGCGCATCATCGGGCTAGAGCAACGCATCGCTGCACCGGATGAACCGCAACCGGGCGGCGCCGAAGCGGTCAAGTGGTCGAAGGCTTTGAATGCATCGCGCCCGATTATCGGCTTATGTCGGCCCGGCGCCATCGGCGATATTCTCATGACGCTAAACCTAATCCCGGCGTTGCGCGAAGCTAATCCCGGTCATGACATTTATTACTTCTGCGCTCCGCAATACGCTGCACAGGATTCGCTAGGTTGGATCATTCAAGCCGCCGGGTGTGATGCCGTGATGTCGTCAGACCATTGGGAGCAATGGCGCGGCAAGTTCGCGCGCGCCGTTTCGCTTGTCGGCTACCCGCTCGCCGAAGGCTATCCCGACAAACCTATGCAACGGCATTTACTTGAATACTTCGCCGATGAAATGGGCGTTTTTCCGGTCGACTTGCAGCGTAACGTTTTCGCGCCTGCGTCGCTTACGCTGCCGCTGCCATACATCGAAGACACGGTGCCATATGCCACATTGCAAGTAACCGCCGGTTGGTCGGCATACAAGCAATGGCCGTTTGATAAGTGGGCGCAAGTCGTCGCCGCGCTTCCCGACATCCGTTTTATTCAGATTGGCGAGCGCGACGCGCCGCGCATTCCTGGCACATGGAATTTCATGTTAGGCACATCGCTGCAATATTCCATTGCCGAAGTCGCCAACGCGCGATTGCATGTCGGCATTGATTCGTTCGCAAACCACTTGACGAATTATTACTGGCAAAGCGGCAACCACACGAAGCGCACGCCTGGCGTGATCCTTTGGGGGTCGACACAGGCGAGCGCGGCGGGCTATCCCGGCAACACGAACATTTCGAAAGGCTTGCATTGCCAACCGTGTTTCAAGGAAGACGAAACCATTAGCAGGCACCCGCGCGGCATTTGCAAGAATCCGCCTTATGATGTCGGGCCAGGAAGCGAAACGGGGTTACGCTTTTACGGTGACGGCTTGCACGCGTGCATGGCGGCGATTACCGTTGATGAAGTCGTGGAAGCGATACGCGAAAAGTGGGGCAGCGCCACATAACAAAAAGGCCCGCCGTAGCGGGCCTTTCCTTTTCGCGTTGCCTATTTACGGCGTCGGCGGGACGTCGGGCGTAACTGCGCCGAAGGTGAAATTCGCCGCGACCGCATCGCCCGCAATGACCGAAACGGAATCCACGAAATCGACGTTATTGGTTCCCGTGCCAAGGTCAACGTCGGCATTGACGGTTACTTGCGAAACGCCGATTGTGTCGGTGACATGAATCTTCGCGCTCATGCCATCCGGCGCCGCGGTGATCGAATCGACAACGGTTGAATCGCTCGCCGTCCAAGTCGGAACGCCGTCAACCTTCGCGGGCTTTCCTTTCGAATCAACGAACGAAATCGCAACATCAACCGTGCCGGGTACGTCGGTGTCTTTGACGACAAGTGCCATGTCTGCCCCTTCGCTTGTGAATGAAACGCCTTTGAACAAATAGGTAACGCGCCGCGTAATGGTGCGGTGCTTACCGCCGCAAAACGACAAGCAAAACATTCTCCGAAAGTGCCGGATCATTTCGGATTCGTGTGTCACGGTGCACCTTTCGCGGCAATGGTTGAACATTACAACACGGGCGGTTTAAGCAAGCAAGTCGCCTGCCCCTGCCGCCCGAGCCGCCGCCAATAGAATCGCATCATTTTTCGCCAGCAAGGCATCGACTAGCGGCGCATCATCGGGGCCAGGCACGAAGGTAAAGGCAACCGAGCGCACGCCTTCAAAGTCGTTGTGCAATTCGACAACAACGTTGACCTTTGTTACGCCCGGCGGCGTCATTTCGCGCTGCCCTTCGACGCCAATTCGGAAAGCACGGCGGTTTGCGCGCTAGAGTTTTTGCTACCGTCAAAGCGATAGGCGAATATCTCGCGCCACACGCCAAAGCCGATTGCCAGCAACGGCCCGGCAACGCCGATTAAGCCGGTGTTGATGTCATTCTTTGCGATTGCCTGATAAATGATTGCCGACGTAAAGCCCAAAAGCATTAGCGTTGCCGCGCCGCCCGCGAACCAAACCAACCACGGCGTCATGTCCCACTTTTCGACAGCGGCAACGCGCGCGGCAGATTCGCGCCCGGCGATTTCCGCCGCCCATGTGTCTTTGTCGTAACCGTGGAGCTTGTCGAATAGCGGCGCCAATTGGTCAAGCGAATATTGCTCAAGCTTCGCCACGGTTGCCGCTTGCTGTTCCGGCGGTTGCGCCGTCACCGCGGCGACCGCCTGTATTGCCGTCGGCGCATCGGTGACGGGCACGCCGACCGCCTGGCCGACTTGCGTAATCAGGCTTTGCAGGAATTGTCCCGCCGCCGCCGGGTCGCTGCCCGTCGCCTTTGCGATTTGCGCTTGCGCGCGCCCGCTAAACAATTGCAAGACTTGCGGCAATAGTTGAGTCAACAACGGTATCGCAATGGCGCCCACGGTATCCCCCGGTTGTTGTGTTGCTGATACCGGCGGCGTTTCCGCCGGTTGCTCGCCTGCAAACTTTGCCGCCAATGCACCCCGGCGCGCGGCTTCGCCTTCCGCGTCGCCGGGGCGTTCATATCGTTTCGAAACACAGGCGCCCGCTTCGGTTGCTGTAACGCACGCGCGCAGCGCATCGCCCGCCGCCTTTTCGTTTCCGTTAAGCTCAGAGTGCACAAACGCGAGTTGATCCTCTACCGAAGACCCGCGAATATTCTTGCCCATGACCGACGCAAAAATAGCTTGCCTATCCGCGTGCCATTGCGCAATGCCGTATGCCTGCCCGCCATCGCCGACTGCTTCGGGGTTAAGGTGACTTTCCGCGAACAAGTTGGCAACAATGCCCGCCGCTTGTGCTGGCGTCCAACCGAGGCTAACAAAATAAGCGATTGCGCGTTGCGCGTTCATTTATTTTTCCTTTGTCGTCGCCATCGCTTCGGTTCTGGCATCGTCAAAGCGCTTCACCGCGGCGTTATATTCGTCGCCATAGGTCGCGCACGCGCTTGCCTCAATGAGTGACATCGGCTTGCCGCTCGCCTTTTGAATGTTGCAATCGTTTACCCGGTTGCGCGCTTGCGTCGCTTCGATGCGCGCCAACTGCACCGCGGCCCATGCGTCTTTGCTTTCGTCGTGCTTTTGATGCGTCACGAATTCTTCGTGCGTCGTGAAGTAATGCAGCGCGGCGAGCGCCATCGGGCCAATTGACGCGAGGATAGCAACGGCGGTTGCGATGGTGGAAAGCGTCAACCACGGGCGCTTGTGCCAGGTTGCGACGAAGCGCTCCGACTTTGCCGCGACTTTCCGCCTTGGCGTAGTCATTTGCCGTTCGTCCTTTGCATGCGCAAGGCTTCGATTGCCGCCTGTATTTGCGCCTGTGTTATTTGAACGTTGGTTATTTTTTCGTCCATTCGACTAACTTTTGCTTCGGTCGATTGGCGCAAATCCCGGTTTGATTCGTCGCGCTTGTTTTCCATCGAAAGGCGTTCCGTTGCAATCGTTTCAAGTGATAGCACGCGCGATTCCATTGCGCGCCCCCAAACAAGAAACGGCCCGCCGATTACAAGGCTTATGCCGAGAATCCCGACGATGGTATCAAGCGACAAGCGCTTGTCGAAATGCCACGCGCGCCGGTCTTGCCACGCTGCCGCTTCGGCTTCATTACTCCCGCGCACATTTCGTTGTGCCATCATTCCGCCTAAAAATGAAAGTGAAATTACCGACAAGGTTTACTCAATCCACGTTATGAGGATGTAGCCGCCACATCCGTTGCCGCCCGCGACCGGTGGCGTATGACCAGCAGCGCCGCCACCGCCCGCGCCATAAGCCGTTGCTGCCGCAGAATGCCCTGCTTCCTGCCCGACATTCCCACTACCGCCCGCGCCGCCTTGACCCCACGGCGTTGATGCACTACCGCCGCCGCCAGACATTACGCCGACGTTCGCAGCGCCGCCAACGCCGCCCGCATATCCCGGCCCTGCTGCGCCATCGCCGCCCGCGCTATTATTAAACTGACCAATCCCACCGCCGCCACCGCCTGCAACGAAATAGGGGAATTCCATACCGCCGATACTTCCCGGGAATCCTTTTGGACTTCCATTACTACCGATCACGCCGCGCAAGTATCCGCCTCCGTCGCCCCCAACATTGACCGGAGTCGGTGCGCCTCGCGCTATCAATGTCCCAAACGTCGTGTCGCCGCCGCTGTTGCCAAGGTGATTCGATCCCGCTGCGCCGCCCGCGCCGCCCGCGCCAACTGAATATGCGACCGTCCCTCCTGGCGTGACTGCATACGGAATATTGATGCCCCATTCTCCGCTGCCGCATCCCCCCGAAGGCGACGTTCCATTACCGCCGCCTGCACCGCCCCCCACAAGCGAAACGTAAACAAGCGACACTTCCGCAGGAACGGTGAAGTTCCCGCTTCCGCTTGTATATTCCTGCGAATGCGAACCGGTCGACATGGCTTAACCAACCCATTGCACAAGACACACCCCGGCGATGCCATCGCCGCCCTTTGTAACGGTTACGGAACCGCCGCCCGCGCCGCCGCCCGCGCCATAGGATGCAGCGCCAGGCGTTGAGCCTGCGCTATTTCCATTGCCGCCCGTTCCGCCCGTGCCGTACAAGGTTGACGCACCGCCGCCGCCGCCCGCACATGACGAAGACGTTGTGCCGCCCGCGCCGCCCGTGAAGCTCCCGGCGCCGGAACCGTTGCCGCCCGTGCCGCCGGTCGACGTTGAGCCGCCGCCGCCGCCGCAACCGCCGAAATAGGTAACCGCTTCCGCCGCGCCGAAGTTACCCGTGCCGCCGATAGATGTTCCCCGATTCCCGCCCGAGCCGCCACGCGAGCCGCCGCCCGCGCCGCCCGTACCCGTCGCTGGCCCGCCGCTGCCGCCGAGCGCTTGCATGGTGGAAAAGGAAGTCGTGCCGCCCGCGTTGCCCGCAACACCGGTTACACCCGTGCCGCCCGCGCCTATCGTCACCGTGTAACCGCTTCCCGCCACGACGACGAACGGCATATTTGCGATTTGCTCGCCGCTGCCGCCGCCGCCCGCGCCGACCCCACTTGCGCCGCTCGCGCCGCCGCCCGCACCGCCGCCGCCAATCATCGAAACCCAAACGGATGAAACGCCGGTTGGCCCGGTAAACGTGCCATTGCCGGTAAATAGAGTGGCCTGCAACGTCGTGTTGCCGCCGGTTGGCCCCGTTGGGCCTTGGGCGCCGGAAAAGCCCGCCCCGGTCGCGCCTGTGGCCCCTGTGGCGCCTGTGTCGCCTGCACCCGTCGCGCCCGTTGCGCCTGTCGCGCCTGTAACGCCTGCCCCGGTATTCCCTGTATTTCCTGTGTTTCCTGTTCCACCGGTACTGCCGACTGTGGCCCCGGTCGGCCCCGTCGGCCCCGTCGGGCCGGTAATTCCAACGCCCGTATTTCCTGTATTCCCCGTATTTCCTGTATTCCCCGTTCCGCCTGTGCTTCCGACCGTGGCGCCGGTCGGCCCGGTATTCCCGGTGTTGCCGGTGCCCCCGGTATTTCCCGGCCCGCCCGCAACGCCCGCACCTTGCGCCGTGCGCCAATCATTCCACGATGTCGGCCCGGCGGCGTCGCACGTTACGTCGTAAAGCGCGACATGACTTGACGCCAACGGGCCGGGCCAACTTGCCGGAATGCTTGTCGTAACGTGCAACACGCCCGACGCGTCGACATAAATATAATTCGTTGTGCTGGCAGTTAACGCAAGCGTGCCATCGGCAACGAATGTAGGCGTGCCGGATATTTGCAGCGTGCCGCCGTAATAGCCCCAGGTCAAACCGCCCGACGCGCTCGCCTGCCGCCCTAATCCGCTTGCGGGCGACATCGCATCGAATAGCGCGTTGGTCGTGACTTCCTTTTGCGCTTGCGATTGCGAAATTGTGTCAAGGTTCGTCGGATAATTTGCCATGATCTTTTTCCCTGTTAAGCCGGTTCAATGTCCATTTCAACCGCCATCGGAACGCGCGACGCGTTCGGCACCGTGACGACAAAGTAATACGTTGTCGAATGTTGCAGCGTCGCATACTGCGTCGGAAACGGATTAGGCGCGCCGACGACGGCGTAAATTTGCGGGTAAAAACTATTTTGGTCGACGTAAGGTATAAGCGGATTGCCGCATGGCACATCGGTAAGCTTTAGCCCACGCGTCCCCGGTGCGCTGCCATACTCAAAGGCCCATAAGCGCACCTTGAATGCTCCGCTTCCCGGCGTCGTGAGACTAAGCAACCATGTCGAATTGTTGTCGAAACCCGCCGGGTTTTGGATGATGCCGGAATCGCCAACGGCCCATGTAAGCGTTGTCGAATACACCGTGCCGGGGCACGACCCCGACGGCGGCGGCAGCGGCGGCGGGTTGTTGTACGGCGTCACCGGGTTAAGCGGCGCGTCGATAGTCGACCCGCTGCCCGCCAATGCGGCGCCCGCTTGAATGCCTAGCCCAAGCGTGCCGATTTGTCCGACGGTGCAATAAATGACTTGCTGCGCAGCGCCGAAGTCGGTTACTTGCTGCGCGGCGGTATAGGTCACGGTCGGCGATGTGATGCCGGTAATCACGCGCGCGCATACCGTGTACGTCGCGTCCCAAATTTGCACAACGTACAATTCAGACGCTTCGGAAAGCGGAACGTCGGTAAAGTTAACCCAAGTGCCGCCGATGCGCGTTCGTCTTATCCATGTGATTGTCAGGTCGCCGGAACCATTCAAGCCGCCGCCAATCTGCACGGGCGAGTAACAGCGCAGCGCCACGCCGTTATTGGTGAAACCGACCGCCGATGCGCTGCCAAGCGTTTGCCCCGACGTAACCGCCTTGAATGCGCGCGCCGCGCCGATTTCGGCAAATGGCCCGACGACGTTGAGCGATGTCGGCAGCAATACGAACCGGTCGGCGGCGCCGTGTTGCGCTTGCGCCCATTCGGTGCCGCGGCGACCGCGCAAAAGCCCGCTCAATTCATAAGTAAACGCCGTGGTTAAAACGGCATTCTTGAATTGCACGAATTCATCGCCGATAAGGCACTCATTAGCGCCGTTCAATACTTCGATTTCCGCGGCGCTGGCAAGCTCGCCGCTGCCAGGATTCAACACGACCGTTACCCGATTGATTTCGTCAAACACGTTGCCGCCGTAAAAATTGCCGAGCAATGTTGACGCATAACCGAAAGTGTCGGGCGTTATGTCTGTGGCAATCTCCGAATAATTAACGCCGCCATCAAGCGACTTGTAAAGCGTAGCGCCCGCCCAACGCGCCGTGGTCGCGCCATTCATCGCGGCATAGTATCCATTCGTCGCGTCGTGATCCGTTACAAGCGGAATGTCCAACAGCAACAACGTCGTTGCCTGTGGCGATTGCGTCGGGCCGGGCGTGTATCCGCCGGGTTGCGACGCGACCGGCGCCGACACCATGACGATAGCCTTGGCGCGCACGCCATCAAGCTTTATGGTCGTCGTGCCCGCTTCATCCTTTTGCGCAATGCGCAGCGTATACCCCGGCACGTTGATAACGTCGCACGGTTCCAGGTAGGCATACTTGCGCGGCAAAAACGTGGTGAACGATTCGCGCTCAAGCCATGCCATGAAAAGGTTTACTTCGGCAATCTGCACCGCCTTTTGCGCCGGGAACACAAGCGCCAACTGCACCGAAGTAATCAATTGGCTTGACGTTACTTCGCGCTGCGCCAATTGCGTGCCGGGTTGGTATGCCGCGGCCAGGTCAAGATAACCGACCGAAAACACGGCGGGCAAATCAACCTCTTGCGCGCGCTGCACCGTGACGATGGCGGGCGGCGTGCCCCCGGTCGGTTGCGCGGCAAGATCATTTTGCGGAATCGTAACAATTGGATCGGCGCCGCGCTTCACAAACTTAACAACCGTGTCGGATTCAACGGCGTCGAAAAAGTATCCGATTTGCAACGGTTCAATGGCGGTGCGGCAATCCATTTGATTAGCGAGCCGATACCCGTAAACCGTGTCGATCAATTGCGATACGTCGATGTCGCTTGTCGTCAATCCGGCGCGCACCGACAAATCGGACACAACGCTTGCCAGCGTCGGGTATTGTTGCGCGTCGATTGGCAGGCGCGTATACAACCCGACCGATGCCGCGCCAGCCCAAAAGCAATAACCCTCTTGCGGCGACATGACGCTTGACGCGCTAAATTGCTGCGTGCTACCAATCGGCACCGGTTGCGTCGAATTGGCTACCGAGTCATAAGCAAAATTGCCGGTTTCGTCGATATGGTAAACGCTAACATTCTGTGCCATTGCACCGGCGCCGGTGCCACTCCCGCGCCAAAACCAAACGCCGTTTTGTTCGGCGCATAGCGAATAATAATTGCCGGTTCCGCTACCGCCCGTGCCGAACGCGAGCGCGGGAACACCGAGATTAGGAATTACCGTGCCGCTGGCAATTAGCGCGGTGCCAACAATCTTGTGCCAATGATCGCAAGTGTTAAGCGCGAAGTCAGTTCCGGTAAAAACGAACATGGTTGAACCGTCGGGCGTAAAGCACACGCCCATAACCTGTTGCCCGGCGGGAAGTAGCGAACCGTAATCAAATCCGCAATACACAATGCCGCTGCCGTCGACATTTACATTGCCACTCGCCAACGCAGGAAAGTGCGTGCCGTCGCCGCCCGTTGTATAAGGCCCGCCTGTGTCATAGTAATAAAGTGGTTGCCCGTTAAAATTGCCGATTCCCAACCATTGCCATTGAAACCAATTGACCGGCGGCGGAAAGTGATAATTCAAAATGATTTCATCCGGCACCGCCTTGGCAATGCCGGTCGTCGTGTCACCCGTCCAAACGATTGAAGGCCAGTCGAAATTGCTTTGCGTGTTCGGCACAATCTCACTATCGAACACGGCAATGCTATCGGTTGAGCCGACCGCCGGAACAGACGTAAAGCATGGAACCGGAAAACCGGTAAAGCCGAAATCGGTACTGCGCCAGTTAAAGCCGATGGCATTGTTCGCGGCGACTAATCGAATTGGAGCATTGCCTAATCCTTGCATTGTCACTTCGAATTCGAATGCCGGAATGCGATTACCGAAATCGGTTAAATACATCGTATCGGCGACGACGTAAGCGCGCCCGCGATAGCCTGGCACGAAGCCAACGCCAAGCACGCCCTCCATCGTCGGGTCGGCGCCTTGCGTCGTGTCGCCAAGGTAAAGCGCGGTGAACGGAAACGCATTCGACAACGCGCTGCCAACCGTCTTGTCGAAGATCAAACGACCGTCGGCCCAAATCCGCGTAACGTCTTGAATCGGCCCCTCGCACAACATGACGGCGAATGATGCGCTATAGGTGTAGTCGGTGACTTTCGGGCCACCCTTGCCGCCGCTCTTGTGTTCGTGTTCCTGCAAATCGGTTTGCCAAATAACATTGCCAGCGATGCGCGACACGCCGTAAAGTATGGGAATCATTTGCCCATACTGCGAAGCTTGCACTTTCAAATCGGTTAGGCGCGGCCCATTCTGCCCCTTGCCGGGGTCAAGTGCCGCGCCGAGCGCGGAACCAATCGCCCAACCAATTTCGGGCGCGCCGAAAAACGAACCGACTAAGGCGCCCGCTGCGCCTAAAACTAGGGTCGTCATTCGATGCCCCGAAAGCGATAGGCGCGCACAATGCGCGAGCGCCAAAGCGCGTCAAGCCCATGCTCAACCACACGGCGCGCTTGCGCGTATGCATGAATGATCCGTTGCGGCGCATCGTTGCTCACGATGGCGAAATGCTGCGGATTCTCGGCGAAACGCATTACCAGTACATCGCCCGCGCGCGCATCGGCGACCGGCACCCGGTCAAGGAATCTGTCGCACCCGCCGAGCAACATCGCGGCATCAGGCTCGCGCCCGTAGTTATGCCATTCCGGTGCGGCGAAGAATGCCCGCGCTTCCGGCACGCCGAGCGCGTCGGCAACGCCCGCCACCAATCCTATACAGTCGGTGCCGATGCCCTTGAGCCGCGCTTGATGCTGCCAGCGGGTGCCTATCCACGCCCGCGCCTCAACGACCACGGCGCCGCGCGCAATCACGAATGCCGCCCGATTTGTACAAGCGCATCCATGCCTGGCAAGTAAGGCTCGCCGCCGAAATTTAGGACATTGTTAAACCGGTCTTTGCATGTCAAGAATTGCTTATTGCACCCGGCGTGCATCGTGTACGCATCGCCGATTGCGCACGCATACGGCATTGGCAATTGCAACGTGATCTGCCCCGGCACATAGCATTTAACTTCCATCGCAAGCCCGGCATTCAATCCACTTGTAAACGTAATCACGCCGTAATCGAAATAACCGGATTCGCCCAACGGCGTTACCGTGCCGCCGCTGACGTAAGGCGGATAATCGGTTGTGTTGCTTGTGTCGACCGATAAATTAAACGTCGTGGCGCTTGGGCTATGCGCAACCGTGATCGCATTGACCGCAACCGGGCCGACGACATCGGAAATCGTAACCGCCTGCCCGTTCGTAAGCGTTAAGCCGCTTGCCATGTGAACCACGCCTGGGTTGGCGTTCGTGACGTTCGTAATTGCAACGCCGCCGGTCGGCCCCGGTTCGCTGCGCGCAGTATCGTAAAGCGTCGTGTTGTCGACATTCACGCCGGTTAATGTGCTAGTCACCGTGAACGGCGTAAGGTCGACGGTGCACCGGGAATCGCCAAGGTTATACCGACACGCCGGGCCGACAAGCTCGCCGATGGTGCGCGAATAGGCTTGCGTCATGCCGCGCAATTCCGCTTTGAACGTGCCGCGCTCAACCGTCACCATGCCGATGCGCCCGACGCGCTCAACGATGCAACCCATCGTCGTGCTTAGGTCTTTCCAATTGATTTGGAAAATGACGACAAAAGCGAAATCCCAAAGCCCGGCGTGTAAATCGGCTTCGGTAATCGACGGCGACACAAGGATACCGTGTGCCTCAAGATTATCGACATTGAGCGCCGACGATGTTTGTATGTTCGTTGCGGTGTAACCGGTCGCCGCCTTGTAGGCTTGCGACCCGGTGCCGACAACCGGCGCGGGAACGTGCAAGGCTTGCGCCGTTAGCATTCCCTCAAGGCTTACCGTTATGTTGCTATCGTGATCGGTGAACGGCAACACCGTCCCATTTTGCAAGACGCAAAGCCAACACGTTGCCATCGTTTGATACGGTTGCGCCAGGTGCGCCCGCATCGCGGTAGTTAGCTTTTTCATGGGTTACGCACTTCGCGCACCTTCAAATTTTGCCATTCCACTAGCGCGCCTTCGCTTGTCAATCCGAGCGATTGCAAGTCGGTCGCAAACCGCACCGGTATATCGAATTGCCCTACCCATGAAGTCGGCGTGCCGCTATTCATGTGCGCAATGCCGGTCGTATAGTCCAACGCGTTTAAACTGCCGCCCGTGATGACGACCGCGGGCGATGCAACAGGCTTTTGGATGATTTGCGAATACGTCACGCCGCCTTTGACATAATTCTTGTACATTTGAAAATGCGTGCTATCAATCATGACGAACACGCCCGCCGTTTCGTCGGTGTAGTCTGTCCAATCCTTGAAACGAAACGCGTTTAATTGCCCGCTGCACGCCATGAACAAATCGCGCAGCGCTTTGAAGTAATAGGCGTTGTTCGGCATGTTGGTACGCAGCGCTTCGGATACGTCCCATTCGCCGAGCGCTTGCGACCACGCCGCGTTGCGGTATTCGTCGCCGCCGTATGTCTCGGTAACGGTCGTGTTAAAGCCACGCCCGCCATGCGCCCAACGCGAAACTTCCGGCGGGAATTGCACATCAATAAAAGACATGGTTAGCCTATCCGGCGCACGGCGCGCGATGTGCCGCGATACGCCGCCGCGGCGATTTGATCCTGCGAACGGGAATCGACCGGGCCGTTAATGGTGAAATGGTTTTGCACATGCATGGATTGGATTCCGCCCGCGCCTGGCACGTTATAGCGCGCTGGCACAATCGCTTCACCCTTATGCACCATTGCCAGCGTGTCGGCGGGAACATATGGCGTGCCGACCGCAAACGACGGGATAAGGCCCGTAAGCGAGCCGAAATCAAAGCCGCCGCCCCCGCCCCCGGCGCCGCTTGCCGCGCCGCCTAATAGTTGCGAAAGGAAATCGGCGCCCCCCGAGCCGCCGCCAAATAGCGATTGCGCAATCTTTTGCGCGGCAATCTTGTTGAGCGCCGCGACAACGGAATTGGCGAAATCTTTTAGCGCATCCTTTAATGACTTCGTGTGCGAAATCAAATCATCAACCAACGTGCCGAACGAATTTTCTACGGCATCTTGCGCCTGTAGCACAAACGAATTGCGCTCCAACACCGCCGCATTTTCAATTTGCGTTAGCTTTTCTTGATGCGATTGGTCAAGCGCTTCGATTGCCGCTTGCTGCGCCTTGATGGCGGCAACGTTACGGTCGGGGTCGTTTTCCAACAGGCGCAAGCGTGCAAGCAAACCGTCGCGGGCGATGGCATAGCGCCGGTTTTCGAAATCGGCGTCAAGCTTTAGCTTTTGCTCCGCGCTTATTTTGTGCATGGCGAGCGCTTGCGTGGCGCCCAATTCGTCCATTTTGACGCCATGCTCTAGGGTAAGCTCTCGCTGTTTCTCCGCGATTTCGTCAACCTTGAGCATTTGTTCGTGCATCTTGCGGCGTTCCTCAACGACTTGCTTATATGCCGCCGCCGCTTCCTTTGATTCGTTCCCGTAATGGTTCGCAATTAAGTCGAATTCTTTTTGCGCTATTGCAATGCGCGCGTCCGCATTGTTTTTGTATGCGGCCTTTTGTGCCTCAAGGTCGGCTATTACCTTGCCGAATGCTTCAACGCGTATTTGCCGTTCAACCGTAAAATAATTGCGTTCTATCTCTGCGCGTTCCTTTGCCGTTAAATCTTGCCGCTTCAAAAGCTCCGACCAAAACGCCGACGTTTGCGCCAGGCTAAATTGTTCAAACGATCCTTGTTCTAATTTTTCCTTGTCGTATGCGTCGCGCTGCGCAGCAAGCTCCGCTTGCCATTGCCCGATGCGCGATGCATCGCCCCCGGTTCCGGTTGCCTTCGGCACAAAGGAACGCGTGCCGCTCTTGAGCGGCCCCGGCCCCGACCCGCCGCCGGTCGCGTTGTCACTCAGCAACGCCGCAATGCGTACCTTCGCGTCGGAATAAATCTTCACAACGCGCGCTTGGCTTTCGGCGGTTTCTTTTTCTATCTTCGCATTACCGGCGCGCCATATTTCGGGAATCGCCGTCCAATCACGATTAAACACGGCAATGAGGATTTGCCCCGTCGTCGTAAACACCGTGACGATATTTCGCCCGAACCACACGACATTTTCGACTACGATGCGCACGGCAGTTACGACCACATCAAACACGATCAACAAACCCTTAACGGCATTTACAAACGTCGTCACGACCGCCGGGCCGACATCATTGAACCACGACGCCAAGCCTTGCAACGACGGCAACACCGCCTCACCGATTTTGTCGCCGATGTCGGCAAAGACAACCTTCGTGGCGCCAAGCTCAAGCTTATATTTTGCAATCTGCGCTTGGCGTTCCGGCCCCATTTCTATATTGAGCGATTCCATTAACTCAGCGGCGCGCTTTTGCGCATCGGGCAATCGCACCATCAAGTCATAAACTTCGCTCACGCTGCGCCCGAAAGCGGATAGCGCAAACTCGGCTTGATCCGCACCCGCCTTGTACGTCTGCATCGTTTCAAACGCGTTTTGCATTATCTCCGGCAACTTGAGCAAATCGCCCGTTGCCTTATCGCGCGTGACGACGCCAAGCCTGTTAATGTTTTCTTCGTCATTCTTGATTTGCCGCGCGAGCTTCAACCCGATGCCGGTTAGGTCGTCAGCGCTTTTCCCCATGATGTCCAACGCAATAGCGGTTTGCGTCGCTTCCTTTGACATCATGCCGAAGACGTTTTCAAGCTTCACGACTTCGGATTGCAAATGCAGCATGCTTTCGATTGCTTCGTGCCAGAGCAAGCCGCCCGCGAATACGGCGCCGATGCCGAGCGCGACCGACTTGAATGATTCAATTGCATGCTTAACGCCATCAAGGTGCCCCTGTACTTTTCCTTTCATTTCCTCAAATGCGGCGCCAATGCCCTTGGCGCTTTGCTTCGATTTCGTTTCGGTATCCTGGCTTTGATTCGACAACGCCTTGAGCGCGTCGACCATATCCTTTAGCGACGCCTGCACCGACGCCGCCGATTGCGTCATTGCATTGCGCAAGTCGTCTGTCTGTGCGCCTAGTTTTACTTCGACTTGATCGGTCATGATCCGGCCCGGCGCACCGTCAGTAACGGCAGCGCATCAAGGAAATTGTTGTGTTCGTCATTCGCCGCTGCCTTTGCGGCGGGCGTGACGGGTTTCGCGTCATCTTTGCCGTAACCGAGATAAGCGGCGACGGCACGATGCACGGGCGGGCACTTCTGCCAGTAATTGAACAGCGCGGCAACGCGTGGCAACGTCATGTGTTCCCCGATATATTCCCATTGCCAACACGTTGCAGTTATGATTTCGGCGTAAAGCGCGGGCCAATCAATCGGCGCCGCGCTTATATCTCCCCCGGCGCGGCCCCGCGGTATCCACTCACCGCTAACACCGCCTCAATTGCCGCGCGCATGTTGCCAACGTCGACAATTTCCTGCACGCGCTCAATTGTCATGTCGGAGTAATTGCGCGACAGCGACGCCAACACAAGCGTTGCCGCAATCTTGGCGACTTCGTGCATTGACGAAACGTTGCCAACGGCGTCGATAGTCGGCCCCAATTCCTCAAGTTGGCGAAGGTTGAGCGGCGCGAGAACGTAATCATTCCCGGCAAGGTTAAACACCTTGCCGGGAATCGCGGGTTGCATCGTGGTCTTTTCCGCAAGCGCATTCACGGCGCGTTACTCGCTGAAATACTTGTAAGCGATATTGCCGTTGCTATCCGCGAAACATTCAATATCAAACTCGGGAATGGTGAAGTCATCATTCTTGAGCGTCATTGAAAGCTTCGTGCTGGTCGCGTTCGGATAACGCGTGTACATCGTTTTCCCCTGGTACGAAGTGCGAAGGTCGACCACGAAGAATGGCGAATACCCCATTGGCAGATTGGTAACGGTAATCGACTTTGCCGCTGCCACGCCGGTTGACGAATACGCGTAATTGATGAAGACGGTCTTCGCAACGTCAACGTCGCCGAAGTCCCAAACGCCGCCGGTATAGTGATACTCGCCGCCGGTCGGCGTGCCGGTAACGCGCGTGTACGGCACGCCGTTGCCGTCGCGCGCGCCAAGGTCGGCAACCACATTCGCCGTCGCGCTCGTTGGCGTCACCGTGCCGCCGGTCGGAATGGCGGTGCCGGTCAGGTCTTCATAAATGTTTTCGTATGTCGTGCCGAGCGAAAGCCCATAAACGAACGTGTTGAAAAGCTCCGCGTTAATGAGCGCCGCTTTGGCTTTGAGCGAAACTTTGCCCTTGCCGCGACCGACGGCGACGGGGTATTGATTCGCGCCGTAAAGCAGTTTGCTTTCGAATTCTTCATCAACCGAAACCTCTTGCAAGATTCCGAATTGAATAGGCGTCGGGGTAGCAACGGCGTTGCCGCTTGCGTCAATGGTTTGCGTGCCGATAAGCACGCCTGCGCCGAATTGGATCATGGTTTATTCCTCGGTTGCTGTTGCGTTGAGTGTTGATTGTGATTCGGCGATTAGATAAACGTAACCGCCACCCGGTAGCCTTTCCTTTTTTACTGTCACCGACGTTTCGCCGGGGTAAAGCGACATCGAACGAAGCGCAGCGCGAACAGCGGCACCCGCTGCGCCAGGTATGGGGAATGCATCGGCGTTGTCATGAAACCGCCTCACGGTATAAGAATGCGAATCGGCACATCGACAATCGAAATCTCTTGTAACAAGCCTTCGCTTACCTTAACCGCGCCTTCGATGTAAACGTGATAAACCTGGCCGTTTAACGTAACAACGTTTTCGGGGTTGTTCGGCGTGTTTAATGCCGTGTCGATTGCATCCATGAGCGCATTGCAAAGCGTCGCCGGTAGCGTGTCCTCTACCGATGAAGACCACGCATACATGACCACGCCGCATTGCAACGTGCGCTTCGCCGGAATACCGCGCCCCGGTCGCGTCCAATCCTCGCCTGTTTGGCACATGAATAGCGCGGGCATTTGCTCGCGCGCGACTTGCGCATGGTGCCGAAGAAAACGCGAAGTTGTCACGAATTTACCGGCAACCGCGGGCGATGCCAGGATCAAATCGAACAGCGCAGAATAGATTGATTCGCGCATGTCAGTCGATCACCAACGGGCGCCACGGGCGCAAGCCAAGGGCACGGCGAATTGCCGTAACCAGCGGGCGCGGGAACACGACGAAAGGCTTGCGCTTCATGGCTTCATTGCCTTTTGCATGCCGCGCACAAGCGCTTCCTGCAATTCGGAAATGATCTTCGCCCGCATGTCGGCGAGCGCTGGCGCCAGGA